TTAAATAACACAGTTGCTTACTCTTTTGCCTATGCTGTTGCTGAAGAAGTAACAGAATTGCATTTGTATGGTATTGATTTTACACATAAAGATGTAGCTTTTGCTGAAGCTGGAAGAGCTTGTTGCGAGTTTTGGTTAGCTATAGCAACATCAAAAGGTATTAAAATAAATATAGCACACAGCTCTTCTTTACTTGACACTAATGTTCCAGACGATCAAAAACTGTATGGTTATCATAGATTAGAAGATCCCGTTGTTTCAACAGTTACACAAGGTAGTATGTTGATAACACGAAAGTCAAAATTAGAACCTCCTAACCCTATAGATAATAAACCTAACCTTATTGGGAGAGAAGACATTCCAGGAGTAACTTACGAGGAGAAAAAAAATGTTTGAATTAGGTACATCTACAGTGGGAAGTGTAAATGTAAAAACCTCAAATCAAGGAGGTCTTACAAACGAGCAAGTAGCAGATTTAGCCGTAGATAAAATAGTCAGTATCTCCGATCAAGCTCCTCCTCATATACGGCAACAAGCGAATCAGTTTAGAGAACATTTGAAAAAAGTCTTGTATCATTATCTTCTCTTGGCAAGAAAGGAAGAGCGTGGTACTATTATCCATGCTTTGAGATCAAGTGGTCAAAAAGAAACGGCTGAATATATAAGGAGATTATAACATGGCTATAGCACAAGCAATGTGTACTTCATTTAAACAAGAGTTAATGTTAGGCACACATAATTTTGCAACTAACGGAAATGCTTTTAAATTAGCTCTTTATGCAGAGGGTGGTGGAGGAAAATCTTCTACTACTGCTACATTAGGGGCGGCAACAACAGCTTACACTACAACTGGAGAAATTGCTAATAGTGGTAGTTACACTGCTGGAGGTGGAGCTTTAACAAAAGTAGCACCTTCTACTTCTGGAACAACTGCTTTTACAGATTTTGCTGATATAAGTTTTACAACTGCAACAATTACAGCTATGGGTGCATTAATATATAATGACACGAATAGTGATAAAGCGGTTTGTGTGTTAGATTTTAGCTCTAATAAAACATCTACATCAGGAACTTTTACAGTACAATTTCCAACTGCTGACGCTTCAAACGCTATTATTCGTATAGCTTAAAGTAAACCGTTATGGCTAACGGTTGGGGACAAGGCACCTGGGGTGCTGTTGGTTGGGGAGGTATTGGTAATACTTCTTTCGCTGTAACTGGAGTTGCAGGAACAACAGCCGTTGGTAATGAAGGTGTCGGTGGAACAAGCACAGTTGTTGAAACTGGTCTTCAAGCCACTGGTTCTGTTGGCACTGTATCAGCTACTAGCGTTCATATTATTACTCCAACTGGAGTTGTAGGAACAACAGCCGTTGGTAACGTCTTACCTAAAATACCTATCACTGCCGTAGTAACTGGCGTATCTGCTACAACTGGTTTTCTGACTAATTGGGGTCATGGAACTTGGGGAGCAGGAGTATGGGGTGGTGGTGTCGCCGCTATTCCTGGACAAGATATTGTTCCGACTTCTGCCGTAGCTACTGGAGCTGTAGGTGCATCCACAGTCACTGGTACTGGTATTCTTTCAGTAACGGGTAACGCAGGAACTTCTGCCGTTGGTAATGAAGTAGTAGTTGCACAAATGAAGTTTACTGCAACTGGTCTTCAAGCAACTGGTGCAGTTGGTGATGAAGGTGTTGTGGGAACAAGTGTTGTTGTAGAAACGGGTCTTTCGGCTACTGTTTTATTAAGTGGTCACGAATCTTCTACTGTTACAAAAACGGTTACTGTTCAAGATGTGGGTGGCTCTAATAAATATTTTATTGATAGCGTACAACAAGCTACTTTAGAATTATTCGAAGGAAACACTTACAGATTTGACCAAAGCGATAGTACCAATAGTGGTCACTATTTTCGTTTTAGCACTACCTCTAATGGCGTATGGGGAGGTGGTGATGAATACACAACTGGTGTAACAATTAACGGAACTCCTGGAAGTTCTGGTGCTTATACAGAAATAGCGGTAGCAACAAATACTCCAACTCTTTATTATTATTGCACAGCTCATAGTGGGATGGGCGGTCAAGCAAATACTCCAATAATATTTACAATAGCAACCACAACTGGAGCACCAGTAACAAATGTTGTTGGTACTACTGCTTTAGGAAGTGAAAGTGTTACTGGGGGTGCTGGTTTTGAGGTCACTTTATCTGGTTTAAGTATTTCTGTAGGAACTCTTGCATTAACTGGTACATCTGTGTTATCCTTAACCGGAGTTACTGGCACGGGAGCTACTGGTGAAGAACAAGTTTATAGTTTAATAAAACCAGACCAACTTGCTAACTGGATTGAAAGGGTCGCATAATGGCAACATATGTAAATAATCTTAGACTAAAAGAAATAGGAACTGGTGATGAATCTGGCACATGGGGTGCATCTACCAATACAAATTTAGAACTTATCGGTGAGGCATTAGGTTATGGCACTGAAGCCATAACAACAAACGCTGATACTCATGCAACAACGATAGCAGATGGTTCTTCTGATGCAGGTAGAGCCATGTTTATTAAATATACTGGAACATTAGATAGTGCTTGTACCATTACAATAGGTCCAAATACTTTAAAAAGAGTACATATTATTGAAAATGCAACTAGTGGTTCACAAAACATACTTATATCACAAGGTAGTGGTGCAAATGTTACAATACCAAATGGACATACTAAAGTTGTTTATTTAGATGGTGCAGGAAGTGGAGCAGCAGTTATTGATGCTTTCACAGATTTAAATATACCTTCTCTGTTTGCAGGTGGCTTAACTTATCCCACAAGTGATGGCTCTAATGGACAATTTATGAAAACAGATGGCTCTGGTACATTATCTTTTGGTAGTGTATCTAGTGCCGCAGATGATATTAGTGCTGGTGATGCAGCTGTTAATATAACCACAACCTCTGGCAATATTACTATTGATGCAGCTGCAAATGATACTGATATTATATTTAAAGGCACAGATAATACTTCTGATATTACAATGCTTACATTAGATGGTAGTGAGGCAGGATTAGCAACATTTAATTCTGGAGCAGTATTTGGTGGTTCTGTATTACCTTCTAGTGATGATGCTGTTGATTTAGGTTCTGCATCTAAACAATGGCGAGATATATATACTGGTGATATAAATTTAAATAACACCAAAACAAGAGATAATGAAGTTGATGGAACAAGAGGTTCTTGGACTATTCAAGAGGGCGAAGATGATCTGTTTATATTAAACAGACTTAATGGCAAAAAATATAAATTTAAATTAGAGGAGATGTTATAATGGCTATGTATGTAGGTGGGGTACAAGTAACGGGTACTCAAACTTTAGATGCAACAAAATTAACTGGAAATTTACCTGCAATAAGTGGTGCAAGTTTGACTTCTTTAAATGGTAGTGAAATATCAAGCGGCACAGTTGCGGCGGCGAGGATTGCAGATCTTGCGGCTTCTAAAATAACAAGTGGTACAATGGATGGTGCAAGAATATCAGGTGGTACTTTAGGTGCTACAAATGGTTCTAATTTAACAAGTTTGCCAAGTCCAAGTAGTATTATTTATGCAAGTCAAGCAGTAGGTTGTTTTGCAAATGTTAGATATGACGATCATGGTCAGTTTGGTTGGGGTTCTGATGTTGGCACTAATGTTAAAGCATCAGGTTCAGACAACCATGCTGGAAGCACTTCTCCTGGCACTTGGAGAGCATTTGGTCAAACTGGTAGTCCTTTTAAGGCATCAGTTGCACATAGAATTTCATAGGAGTAAAAAATGTCAGAAGATATAATAGTTAAATCAGTGCCAAATTCAAAACTTGAAGGTGCAAAAAATCCTAGATGGGGAGATAAAGATAAGCAATCAATATGCTTAGATTGTAAATTTACCCACTATGAGCGTATAGGAGTAGATACAGAAGATGGGTATTTAGGGTTTACTGCTAAACCTACTGACCCTGAGGAACATGGCAGATTAATTTTTGAAAGAGCAAAGGCTGGAGATTACGGCACTATTGGAGATTATATTCCTCCAAGTTATGAGAAAGAATAATAAATCAACTTTATAGCTGATAATTATGGCAGATGATTTTGAGGTACATGGTGTTTTTCCTATGCCAGTTTATGTAAGTGATGGCTTTTTATTAGATGAAAAAATTAAAGATAAATTGATTAAGGAATCTTTTGATAAGCCTTTGACAAATCTTGGTGGTAATAAAACAAGTAACAACCATTTCATATTAGAACAAGATTATTTATTAGATTTGAAAAACCATATATTAAAACATATTAATAATTATGGTTATAAATTTTTTAAAATAACAGAAAAAGTACAATTTTATATTTCACAGTCTTGGTGTAATTTTAATGCAAAAGGTGAAGCACACCATCTTCACAAACACTCTAATTCTTTTTTTAGTGGTGTATATTATATCAAAGGTGACACACCAATAACATTTCGTAAAGATGTTGAGGCATTTCAAAACTTTGAATTTGAATTGAATGAATCTAATTCATTTAATTCAAGAGATTGTCATATGCCAATTAAAGAAGGAAGAATAGTGTTATTCCCCTCAGTTCTTTCACACTTTGTAGAAGAAAATAGTTTTGACACACAAAGAATTAGTTTATCTTTTAATTGTTTTTTTAAAGGTGAACCCAAAACAAAAGAAAATAATCTTTCTTATTTAAATATTTAGGTTTTTAAAATGAGTGAACATGACGAAATTCCATTACAATTAGAAAAACCTTTTGGGCCTAGAATAGCAGTGGCTAAATTACCTATGCACATTATTGATAATATGAATAAGTATTGCGATAATGTTATTGCTCAAGGAGATGAAATAAGAAAAAAACATGATAAATCACAAGATTTGGTTGGTCATGTGGCAGAAGAATTACATTGTGAAATTGAAGATGAGCTATTAAGAGAATTAGGGAATGTATTATATGGAGCTTGTTCAGCTTTATACAACAATGATTTTATAGAAAGAGGCGGAGAAAATAAGGAAATAGAAAGACTTAATATATTTGGTGCTTGGTTTGTTCGTAGTTATAAGGGAGATTATAACCCTGTTCATATTCATACCCATTCCGACTTTTCATGTGTTGTTTATACCAAAGTACCCTCATCAATAGGAGAAACCAATTTTAGAAATACAAAAAAACGATATGCAACAGAAGGTTATATTGATTTTATTTTTGGTTCAAATGGATATTGTTCACCATCTAATTATTCAAGAAAACCAGAAGTAGGCGATATTTATGTATTTCCATCATTGTTAATGCACACTGCATATCCATTTTTTGGAGAAGGTGAAAGAAGGTCTTTTTCAGCTAATATGTCATTACAATTTAAAAATAATCAGAAGGCATAAAAAATTGTTTAATTTTATGTTTTAGAGTACTATAGCTTATGCCTATTACAAGTTTAAAATTTAGACCAGGAATAAATAGAGAAGTAACTTCATATTCAAACGAAGGTGGGTTCTTTGATTGTGAGAAAATTAGATTTTATGCAGGCTTTCCAGAGAAAATAGGGGGTTGGGTTAAACAATCTGACAACACTTATCAAGGAACGGCAAGAGCATTACATAACTGGTTAGCTCTAGATGGCTCTAATTACATGGGCGTTGGAACACACTTAAAGTATTACATAGAAGAAAGTGGTAGTTTTAACGACATAACACCTACTCGTAAAACTTCTACTAATTCTATTACTTTTTCAGCAACTGAAGATTCTAATGTTATAACAGTTACAGATAGCACTCACGGTGCAGTAGCAAATGATTTTGTTACAATATCTGGTGCAGTAAGTTTAGGCGGTCTTGTAACAGCAAGTATTCTTAATGCAGAACATCAAATTACTTCTGTAGTAAACGCTAACTCTTACAAAATAACAGTAAGTGTAACAGCCAATGCCTCGGACAGTGGAAACGGTGGTTCTGGTGTAGACGGAGTTTATCAACTTAACGTAGGGTTGAATACTGCTGTTGGCGGTAATGGTTGGGGTGCTGGTGGTTTTGGTGGTGTAAACGCAGATCTTTCAACTTTTGGTTGGGGACAAGCCGCTGCAAGTGGAACAACTTCTCAAATAAGATCATGGTCGCATGATAATTTTGGTGAAGATTTGCTTATAAATCCTAGAGATAGTGGTATCTTTTACTGGGATAAATCAAACGGTACTGGTACGGCAGCAGTAAACATAACAACTTTAGCAGGTTCTTCAAACGCTCCTACAGTAGCAAAACAGGTTTTAGTGTCAGATATTGATAGGCATGTCATTGTTTTTGGAGCAAACACACTAGGAACAACAACACAAGATCCTTTGCTTATTCGTTTTGGATCACAAGAATCTATAACAGATTTTACACCAACTGCAACAAATACTGCGGGAGACCTAAGATTAAGTAGTGGGTCTACTTTTGTTCAAGCAGTAGAAACAAAACAACAAGTATTAGTGTTTACCGATAGAAGTTTATTTGGAATGAAATTTATCGGGCCTCCATTTACTTTTGGTCTTCAAGAACTATCAAAGAACATTACAATCGCAAGTCCAAAAGCAGCAGTTGCCGTGGAGGATGCTGTCTTTTGGATGGGTAAAGATAATTTTTATGTGTACGCTGGTCAGACAGCGCAGATACCTTGCACGGTTAGAGACAAAGTATTCCTTGATTTTAATTTAGCACAATCAGATAAAATCATTTCAGGCGTAAATTCAAAATGGGGTGAGATATGGTGGTTTTATGCCTCTGCTAGTTCAGAAGAAAATGACAAATATGTTATCTATAATTACTTAGAAAAAACATGGTACTACGGATCATTGGCTAGAACTGCATGGCATGACAGAGGAATTAGGCAATATCCTATTGCAGCGGGTTCTTCTTATTTATATGAACATGAGAATGGGAATGATGATGACGGATCTGCTATGACATCCTCCGTTGAATCAAGTCAAATTGATATGGGTGATGGCTATCAGTTTACTTTTATAAATCAGATAATACCAGATATAACTTTCCAAGGCTCAACTTCAACTAGTGGTAATCCAAATGCAACCTTTACCTTACAAGCAAGAACAGGACCTGGTAGTGTTTATGGGACTAATTCTGGAGGAACTTCGACAAGAACTTCGACATCTCCAGTAGAACAATTTACGGATTTTATAAACGTAAGATTAAGAGGTAGATCTTTTAACATGAAACTAGAGTCCACAGACCAAGGAGTTGCTTGGAAACTGGGAACGCCTAGAGTTGATCTTAGACCAGATGGAAGAAGATAATGTTTGTAAATGCAATACCACAATATATACAGAATCTAACAAATGCAAAGTTAGATTTATCATCAACTAACATTACTACCTTATATACTGCTCCTAGTGGAGCAGACTTCAATGCTTCTATAGTAAGTTCAATATTAGTGTCGAATGATTCTGGAAGTTCTGATACAATAACTTTGACTGTTACAAACGGCAGTGATGTATTTAGCTTATTTCAAGTAAAAGCAGTTGCCGCTAATACTACAGTTGAGCTGTTAACCAACGAATTAGTTTTACAAGCAGGTGAGATTTTAAAAGCTACTGCTGCAACGGCGGACAGATTGCATGTAGTGGCAAGTATTCAAGAATTAGCACAAAACAGAAACACAACAAGTGCTGGAATATAAGATTGAAAAAAAGACCATTTATTGATAGAGTATTAAATTATGGGAATATTTAAAAGTTTTACAAAGATTTTAAAGAAAGCCGCACCAATAATAGGTGGTAGTATTGGCTTCGCTATTGGTGGTCCCCTAGGTTCTGCCGCTATAGGATCTGCTTTAGGTGCTGGTATAGGATCATTGGCGGCAGGTGCCGATACAGATGACGCATTGAAAGCTGCACTTATGGGTGGTATTGGTGGATACGCTGCAAGTGGTGGTAAATTATTCACGGCTGCCGCACCAAGTGCCGCGGCTACTGGAACATCTGCTGTTACAGATGCTGTTAGTTCCAATGTAGGCATGTCTGATTTTGCCACAAGTTCTGCTATTCCTAAATATGTTCCTACTCCAGAACCAACTTTCTTTAGTAAAGCAATAGACTTTGCAAAAGAAAATCCAATGCTCACTGCTTCAACGATTGGCGGTATTGGTGGTTTAGCGGCATTAGGTGGAATGGAAGAGCCAAAACAAGAAGTGTTTACACAAAGACCAGACCCAGTTGGTAAATCAAGATTAGGACTTGGTTTTATTGGCGAGGAGAGTTACAATCTAGATGATAAAGAAGATAGAGAAAGATATTTTAAAGATTTAGAAAAAAGAAAGAAAGGGACTAAATCATCAGATGACGAGGTAAGAATACTTAACTCTGGTGGCGAGGTCGAAGGACCTGGGACTGGAACAAGTGATTCCGTGCCTGCTAGACTTTCAGACGGAGAGTTTGTATTAACTGCTCAAGCAGTTAGAGGAGCAGGTGGTGGAGACAGAGATATCGGAGCTGCAAGAATGTATGAGATGATGTCTGAATTAGAAAGGGTTGCATAATGGCTACACAAACCACAGAACAAACGATTAGACTTGCTCCGTTTCAAGAACAATTTTTAGCAGATATATTTAAAAGTGCAGAGAATATTACGGGTGATGGTTCATCAATGCCATATTCTGCTCAACAGGTAGCAGGATTATCTGATGCTCAAAAATCAGCAATAACACAAGCTACTCAAGGCGTTGGAGCATATGCTCCTTATTTACAAAAAGGTAGTGAAGCCATAGGTCAAGGCATTGGAGCCGTGGGCAGTGGACTTGGAACTCTTGGAGCTGCGATAGGACAAACTGCTCAAGCTAGTTTTGACCCAACATCTTATCAACAATTTATGGATCCGTACACAGAAGATGTAATTGCAGCAACACAAGCTGATATAGCAAGGCAAGGACAAATGCAACAGAATCAAGTTGCTGGAAATGCAGTTGGTGCAGGTGCTTTTGGTGGATCAAGGCAAGGCATAGCTGCAGCAGAAGTTGCAAGAAATGTTATGGATCAACAAGCACGGACTGGTGCACAATTAAGATCACAAGGTTTTGCACAAGCACAGAATTTAGCACAACAACAAGCCTCACAAGCATTACGACAAGCACAACTTACTGGTCAGTTGGGTCAATCGGCTGGTGCACTTGGCACACAAATCGGGCAAATGGGAACACAAACCGCGGCTCTTGGACAGCTAGGACAACAGATGGGTGTGCAAGATGTAAATACGTTGCTTGGTATAGGTGGTCTGCAACAAGGACAGGCACAGAAAGAATTAGATGTTACAAGAGCTAATGAGTTAGCACAAGAAGCGTTACCTTATCAAAGAATAGGTTTCTTATCTGATATATTCAGAGGTGTTCCAGCGTTACAGCAGACAACTTCTAGAATGTCTACACCACCACCAAATAGAGGATCACAGATGCTTGGACTAGGTATCGCGGGTCTTGGAGCAATCGGTAGTGCCGGAGGTTTTGGTAATTTTTTTAGTGGATCACCAGTAGGAAGAACATAATGAGTGTACTTAATAGAGCAATGTTTAGAATACCTGGTCAACAAAGCAGAGGCATCATGCGTTCTAGTCCAGAGTTGATTAGAGCAAGTACAGCGAAGGCAAGTCAATTAAACCCAATTATAACAGGAGCACCCGAGTTTAAAATTGGTAAACTTAGGTCTGGAATTACACAGATTCCAACTCAAAAAGTAGATATTTTTGGTAATATTAAGGCTCCAGGGGGAGCTTTGTTAGACATAGCAGGTAAACCAAAACCCTCATACACATATGATGAACCAAGTGGAAAAGATTCACAATATAATTATGAGACTATTCCTTATGCAGATCGCCCAAATGAACCAACAAGTGATTCGACCTCATTGTATACTCAAGACAAGATAGGATCAGGTTTGGATATAAATAACGTAAATAAAAAAATACTTGAAAAAACAGATGATTTTGATGCAAACCTAGCTACTGAAACTGGTTTGATTCCAGAAGATGATTTTGATGCAAACCTAGCTACTGAAACTGGTGCAGCTATTAGTGACGAAGGTTCTGGCAAAGCAAGTACAGAACCAAGTACAGAACCAGGCCCAAGCATGTTAAGTGGCTTTGAATCAAAGCAAAAAAACTTGTCTGATAGAATGACAAAAGCGATTGCTAATTTGTCCACAGGTCTTGCAGATGCAGACGATATAAAATTAGGTGGTAAAACAATACTTGAAAACTCAAACGCATTAGTAGCGAAACTCCAAGAAAAAGGAGAAACTCCTACACTTGCAGACGTACAAGATGATGCAATTAAATTGTTAGGTTTTGATCCACGAGAACTAGAAGGCGAGTATGAAGAAGACAGAAAGGCATCTATCTTTATGAACATGATGAAAGCGGGTCTTGCTGTTGCTGCTGGTCAAAGTGATGATGCTATAACAAATATTGCAAAAGGTTTTGGCGTTGGATTGCAAGGATATGGTGAAGATGTAAATCTCTTAAGTAAGCAATTAAGAGAAGATAGAAGAGAAGCAAGAAACACTATGTATAATCTTTTGAAAGATAAAAAATCAGAAGCACTTGCACAAAGAACTCTAGAGATACAACAGATGGAAGGTGTTGTAAATATTCAAAAAAGTCTTATAGGAGATCAAAGACAACAAGCACAAGATATCTTTAATCAAGAAATGACTCAATTAAAGTTTAATGCAAACTTATTAAGTGCTGCTGCTGAAATGGGACTTAAAGAAAAGAATTTACAACTTACAAAAGAAAACATAGACAAAACATTTAAAGCTGCCTTATTACGAGCACAGCCAGAAATTATTTCTTTGCTTAAAGCAAGAGGTCACATGAAGTTAAAAGATGGTATCACAAAAGAAATACCTTATGGAGAAGAAAATTATTTAGAGCAATATGAGCTAACTGAATTTGGTCAAAAAACGATTGACAATTATTTAACAGAATTAAAGAAAGGCACTTCAAAAAGTTTAAATTCTGGAAGTGAGTTTAATGTAAAAAGAAAAAATATCGCTACCACTGGACAAGTTGATATAGTTCCAACACCTCCAAATTTTGGAAATGCTAATGAGGAAATTAAAGAATCTTATGGTATAGCAGGTACGCAATTACTAAAAGATTTAGGTAGTTTAACAGATCCTATCGATAGATTTAATAGAGTTGTTAGTTTTGTAAGAAGTCAAAAACAAAACTTCCCAGGTATAAAAATACCAGAAAACACATTGCCTGGAGCAGTAAAACAATTTTTAAATCAAAAGAAAGTTGGTAAAAATAAGGGTATAAACGCTAGTGATTATGCAGATGTTCTAGAACTAAGTGTTGGTGACTAAATGCCTAGCTATATAGTAGATGGTAAAACTTATTTTATTAAAGAAGATCTTACGCAAACAGAAGCAGAAGCTCTTGTAAAAACTCGTTTTGGTTCTCCAGGCGATCAAGCTACGGCAGAAGACGAGCCTAGTGATTATTTAAATCCACAAGATGAAGGAACCTTGCAAGAAATAGCAGAGGGTGCAGCCTCTGGTTTAATTGCTATACCTCAAGGTATAGTAGAAACTGCTACAAGTCTTATCGATCTTGCTGCCGGAACTAGTTACACAGATTCAGTGGTTAAAGGTTTTAATAAAATGAGAAACGATCTTGGTATTGATCCAGCTGGAACCGCTGGTAAAATAACAGAAGGTCTTATTCAGTTTGGTATTCCAGGTCTTGGAGCCGCGGCTGCCGTATCAAAGTTTAGTAAACTTGGTAAGTTGGCACGAGGCACACGAGGCATGAAACCCGATGCAGGGTCTTTAAAAACTATGAAGATCACAAAACAACCTTTGGACATGAAGGACTTAACAACTAGTCAAAAGTTAGGATTGGCAACACAACAAATGGTAGCGGCGGGTGCAGCAGATGCAGTCGTAGCCACAGACGGCACACAATCTTTAGGTGATTTTTTTGAGGGTGGTTACGGTCCGTTTTTTGAAACAAAAGATCTTTTAGGATTAGAGGGCAGAGAAAGAGCAGCTGCTAGAGTATATAATAAAGTTATGGCTCATGGTATTTCTGGGTCAATTCTTGCTGGTATTTTACCTCCAGTCATTGGTGCAGGACTTAGCACTTCTGCAAAAATAGGTGCGGCTACATCAAGAGAAGTTGGTCTTGCAGTTCCAGGTGCAGCCATCGGTGCGGGTGCAGCCACAGTTGATGAGTTGGCTCAAGGAAAAGATCTTAAAGATATAGATTTTGGAAAGGTGGCAACTGGTGCGGCATATGGAGCAGGTATTGGTGCGGGTGCTGGAGTAGGGTCAAGAGTATTAGGAGCAGCTTCTAAAAAAGCATCAGAAGCTATTGCAAAACAAGAAGAAAGATTTTTAAAAGGCGAGTCTTCTGATCCAGGTGTCATCAATACTTTGGATAGAGCCGTTGCTAAAGCGTTGTCTGCTTTTAGATACAGATCATTTTTACCAGCTGCCGTAGCGAGAGTAAAATCTTTGGTCAACCCAGCCATAGAAGGAGATATTAAGAAAGCAGAAAAGGCGTTAAAAGAAGTTGATAAAGAAATTTCAAATGTATTAAGACCAGGTAACAAAGAATTTGAAGCGTACAGAAAACTTCCAGATTTTACAAAACAAAAACTGATAAATAATTTTATGGATGTTCTTGAAGGAGCAAAAGAAAAAGATTTAGAAATCCCAAAAATTTTATTTGATCGCTTCTTAAAAGCAAAAAATATTATTGATGACTTATCTAATAAAGTTATAGACACTGGTGCAGCTAAAAGTTTACCAGAAGTATCAACTAGTGGGTTGATGTCTAGAGCGGCTTTCAAAAAGCAAGTAAGAGATAACATAGCAAATGGTGGTTATCTTTCTAGACAATATCAAATATTCAATGACGACAATTTTAAACTAGCACCCGATATGAGAGAAGCTCTTATAGATCAAATCGTAGAGGGTAAAGGTGTGGATATAAAACATGTTCAAAAATTTTTAGCAGGTGAGCCTGAAACATTTAGAATTACAGATGATTTTGTAAACGTATTTAGTGCGGCACAACGAGAAGGTCCAGAGGGAGCTGTTGGTCAAGTTGGTAGATTAACAAGACTTCAAGCAGAACGATACATAGACGCTGTTACAAAAGAATATAAGGCTTTGAAGCATAGCTCTGGTGGATCATACGGGTCTGCCGCTAGAACTGTACCAGTTGTCAGACTCAATCCAGCAGTTTTAAATAAATCAAAGATAGATAATGAAATTATTAGAGCCATACTTGGTGAAGTTAGAAACCCAAAAGAAGCATACATGCACACTGTAGGGGAGCTATCTAATTTTATAGCAGCAGATGCGTTTTATTCTAGTTTTAAAAAAACCGCAGACAATATAATCAGACAAACGGATCCTCGTGCAGATAAACCTTTGTTTATAGACACAAACGATTTAATCAGAGAAAAAATTGTACAGATTAACCAAGCAAGAAGTAACATGGGATTTGAACCAATAACATCTCTTCGTGAATTACCCCAACAAAACAGAGATGAAATTATTGAAGATGTTATGAATAGTGTTCAAAGACGAGGCGGTCGAGGACTAGACTATGTGGTTCTTGGTAGAGATCGATTAAAAAGTTTTGATCCAGAAGGTATTGCAGCACGAAGCGTTTTCGGTGAAATGTATGGATACGCCATACCAAAACCTATGTATGAAGCCATGAGTAATGTTATTAACGAAAGAACAAGTGTCATGGGAGATATAGCAAGAGCCTTGTATTATCCTATGGTTAAATTAAAAGGTTTATCTCAATACGCTAAAACTATTCTATCTCCAATTACACAAGTTAGAAACGTAACATCTGCTTCTTTGTTTGCACTAGCACAAGGTAATGTAGGTAAGAACGCTAGTCTTTTTGAATCAGTAGATTTAGTTTTGAGAGATTTAATTGATAAAGAATTAAAGCTAAAAGGCACTGGTAAAATTGAAAAATTTACCAATGATAGATTTGATTTTTCTTTGAACGATGAAGTTTTAGATTTTCTTGTAGACTTACAGAACAGAGGTGTTATCGGTAGTTCGGCTCAACTACGAGAGATACAAGCTAACTTACGCCAAGGGTTAGGGTATAGAGGAACAGGGATCACAGGTGAAACAGCACAAAGAACAGTTGGATCAGTAGACGATGTAAGAGTTTCTGATTTTGAAGTTGCTTTGGGTGCTAGACCACAAGCAGTTGAAGATTCAATAGCTAGACAACAATCTATAATAGAAACTCCTTCAGATGGTAAAGGATTAAAAGGTATGTCAAAGACTGCTTTGAAAGGCAGTATGAACATGACAAGACGATTCTTAGATACAGCAGAAGGTTTGTATAAAGGTGGTGATGATATTTGGAAGATATACAACTACGCTTTTGAATTACAAAAACTAAGAAACTCAATAGCAAAGATAGGAACAGATTTCGCTAACAATCCCACTGTTAGAAGACAACAGCTCACTGCGTTTTCTAGGCACATAGGTAAACAAAAGGGTGAAGGATTAGATGAAGCACTAAAGAGAGCAGCCGCAGATACAGTTCGTAATACAGTTCCAAACTATGAACTTGTACCAGAGTTTATTAAAGGATTAAGAGGTGTGCCTCTTGGAAACTTTATAGCTTTTCCAGCAGAGATTCTAAGAACTGGTTTTAATACTCTTGATACTGCTGCAAAAGAATTAGATAGTCCAGTTCAAGCTATTAGAGAAATAGGTATGAAAAGATTAATGGGTGGTATTACTGCCTTTGGTGTTGTAGGCGATGGACTACAAAGATTTGCACAGACTTTGACTGACACTAGCGATGAAGAATTAGAGGCGGCTAATAGATTGGCGGCTAGTTGGCAAAGAAACTCACAATTAATACCAGTTGGCAGAGACGACAATGGTAATTTTGAATACATTGATTTTAGTCATACAAACCCATACGATTTATTATCAAGAGGTTTTAGAACTGCTTTAAACACATATAGAGAAACAGACAGACAAAGCATGTCTATGGGAGAACAAGTTAGAAAGATAGGATTTGAAACATTGTCTGAATACTTCACTCCGTTTATAGATTACTCCATGGTTTTTTCTGCACTACAAGATGTAGCACCTACAGCAGGTGGAGGTCGTGGAGGTCGAACAAGATCTGGTGCGAAGGTTTACAGAGAACAAGATAGTTCTGGAGTTGCTTTTGAAAAATCATTGTTACATATGTTTAATACTTTGATCCCAGGCATGGTCCCCGTCAGAATACCAGTGGGAGCAGAGCTTGGTATTGCAGGTGGTAACTTTCCAGAAGGTGTAAAATCTATAGAAAAATCCAGATTTTTACGAGGTGTGTTCTCTCCAGAAGGTGAGATGGAGCCTACAACTGGTAAGACTTATCGACAAGGAGCAGAACTATTTAGAGCTTTTACTGGTCTAAACACACAAACACTAGACTTGAAAAGATTAGGGGAGTTTAGAGCACAAGAGTTTAAACAAGATAGATCTGGAACGGCTGCATTGTTTAATGAAGTATTAAGACTTCAAGAAGCATCTCCAGAACAAATTATTACTGCTTTTAGAAGAGCAGATGATGCTAGATTGAAAATTTTTAGAAAGTATGCGTCAGCTATAGATGATTTGAAAACACTTGGTTTATCAAGACCACAACTAAGAAAGATAATGAAAGACGCACAGTTAGGAGAAGAAGAAACAAGTTCTGTCTTGAACGATAGATATGTTCCATTCAAGCCAAGTAAAGAAAAAGTTAAAGATGCAAGAAAGAAAAATATATATGTCCCCACTGGAGATATAAATGCTTTAAGATCATTACGAAGAGGAATGTCTTTACGGAAAGAGCCAGACTCGGATATGTTAAGTATGCCTAACTTGTTTGGATTGGGAAATCAAAGAGCAGTTGCAACTCAAGTTCCTAAACCACCTGTTAATAATACTCAGTCGCCTGCATCAAATATTACTCAGTCGCCTGCATCAAATGTTAATGTGTCATCAGCTCCAAATTTTCAACAGATGACTAATGTGGCAACAGATCCGACAACAAGAACTAATCCTTCTTTTCTAGGCAGTAGTCCAGAGGACATTCTAAAAAACTTAGATATAGCTAGGAGAACTGGATGAGTAGATTATCCCCACATTTTACAATAACAGAATTTATTAAATCACAAACGGCAGAAAGAAAAGGCATAGAAAACATGCCAAACGATAAACATGTAGTTGCAATGATGTCATTGTGTACTAATGTTCTTGAGCCTCTTCGTGAACATTTTGGTAAACCAATCATGATTAACTCTGGGTATCGCAGCGCAGCATTATGTCGAGCCATAGGATCAAAAAGCACTAGTCAACATTGCAAAGGGCAGGCGGCAGATATAGAAATACCCGGTGTAAGTAATGCAGAACTAGCTCAACATATAGCAGATTCAATGGACTACGATCAGTTAATATTAGAATGTTATGAAAGAGCAAAAGGTCCTAGTTCTGGTTGGGTGCATGTATCATATAATGATGAGGCAAACAGAAAAGAATCCCTTACATATGATAGGGTTAATGGTTATAGACGAGGTTTGATTTACGCATAGATGTCTACATTAATTGTCAATCTACCTTCAATAGATGTATGGGTTCGTAAAGAATATCTAAGAGACGGAGAAGATGGTCATGGAGAGTTTGTAAAAGGTGTTTGGGTTACGGCAAAATCTATTCCAGGTCGAGCTTTTTATTTTGAAACTTACCTTCCTGACTACGGTGCTCTTTACGACAAACTACCTATTAGTGCTTTTACTGTTGAACCACAAACCCCAACTCCAGATATGGATCTTTATAATCTCCAGTTTTGGAATTGCATGGATTATGGGGTGGTGGCTATTAGCAAACAATTTATAGGGTCAATGGACTTTGAAGTATATACAAGAGATCATGGTATTGTAAAAGGATCTTACGTTTGTACTCTTGATAATTATCACGAAAGTATAGATACAATAGATTATTCAACTAGTGAGAAACCAGAAGAACATAAATCATTTAATTTATTAGAGTTAGATAATGGTCAGTTCTGTCTGTATCCAAACAACAGAATGAGAGTTTATGATAACTCATTAACACCAGATGAACCTCTGAAGCCAGACTTCAAAGTTAGCACAGAAATATATCAAGTCGAGAATGGACAGAAGTTTAGACTCGGAGACACAGATGAATACTTTTGGAAGGCTAAGAATGAATGATCGAGTTTCTTCTGGTCTTTATGCTCAACGAAAGAGTTATAAACCAGACACAAAAATTTGAAAATATTAACACTTGTTTGTATTTTGCTAGACGTTTGAACAATCAACCAGATGTTCCACTGTTAGATGGTAAAGTAGGTAAAATTACTGCATATTGCAAACCTGTGAGAAAAAACTAGGCTCTAGGATGCCCGTACAGAGCCAAAACAAATGTCCCGTGTGTGATTATACCCTAGAAATACCTTATGTTTTGTGTGTTTTTGTATTGTCCACTATCCAACTTCTCCCCAATTTGACCCCATTTCAGCGTCTACATCAAAGGGTATTTTAAGTTCGGGCACACAATTAGACATAATTTCTTTTATTTGTTTAATTTGTTTGTCATTTTGAACATTAAAACACAATTCATCATGAACTGTAAGCATGGGAGTAAGACCAGCTTCATAACAATCGACCATTGCTTTCTTGGTTTGGTCGGCACTTGATCCTTGAATCAATCTATTCAGCGCCTTGTATGTAAAAGCTCTTCTGATTCTACCCTTACCGCCATATTCAGCAATAGCTTCTTTCATAGGTAATGCTTTATTGTACTGATAAGAGATAGGTTCATACATATTGAATCTACACTTACGGCCCAACCAAGTTCTAATAATACCACTCTCTGATGCTTTCTTTGTTGTCTTCTCTGATATTGATTTTAGAAACGGAACTTTATCATTATATTTATTTAAAAGAGCAGTTGCTTCATCTACGGATAGATCAAGAATGTTTGCTAGTTTACCTTTACCCATTCCATACATCAATCCAAGATTCACAGTCTTCGCTTGTTTTCTAGGTATACCTGCTATATCTGCAACAATCTGATGAAAGTCAGCTTCGCCTTTATGGTATAAAGATACGACATCATCTATCTGTGGGTGTCTATCAATACCTGTAAGTGTAGCACAATAGTGAACAAGCCATCTCGGTTCTTGAGACGCATAGTCAAATGATCCCCACTTCGATCCATCTTCTGGAATAAATAAACCTCGAATTAATTTTTTTATATATGGATCTCTTGCAGGTATTTGTTGTAAATTAGGATTAGACGAGCTAAAACGACCTGTAACAGTTCCACCACCGTCAGAACGTAAAGGATGAAAATCACAATGTATCTTACCATTATGAGAATGTTCAAGAATTGTATCGATAAAAGTCGTATTGGCTTTGTTAACCTCTCTTATTTTTATAATCTTCTTCGCAATGGGATGATGATGATTTGCAAGAAATTGTTTTGTAAACGCGGGAGCACCGGACTTTTCTGTTCTAGAGTACGGAAGTCCCACAGCATCAAAGACCTTTGCTACAGATGTAGCGACCCAAGGTTCAACAACCACCCCGGTTTCCTTGACTATTTCATCTACAAGTGATTGCTCTAAAGTTTTCAATTCTTTCTTAACTAATTCTGCTTTAGGTATATCAACTCGTACTCCTTCTGTTTTCATATCAAGAAGCAAAGGTGTGAGTCTAGTTTCCAAATCAAAGATGCCACTACATTCTTCCTTGGTTATTTCTTTTCTTAACACATCCCATAATTTTAAAGTTATGGCAGCGTCATGTTCTGCATAAGCACCGACATAACGAGGAGGTAGTTTCCACATACCAGACTTTGGATCTACACCAAATTCTTCTGCTGCACTCTTAAGCATCTTCTCATCTTTATATGTGCCAAGATGATCGCCTGCTAATGAGTTTAAATTGTAATATCTTCTATTCTCATTTAACAATGGAGCAGCTACCATTGTATCTCTGATTTTACCTTTGACTTCTATACCCTCGGCTCGTAGCCAACCCAAATCGTACAACGCATTGTGGAACACGAAAGTTTTAGTGGTATCACTGCATAATTTAGTAAGCCATTTATATACTGCGTTCTTCGGCATGTTACCTACAGTATGTGCAACGGGAAAATACCAAGAGCTATCGCCAGCTGCTACTGCAATACCTATTATATGTCCGTCTTTTCTACACCAACCAGGCCCTAGTCTTAAAAGATTCTCATCTTTTGTTTCTAAGTCTATAGCTATTGTGTCGTATTGAGATAGATCGGGTATAGCTTCGGGTGGTGTCCAATCAGAATCGATATTACCCCATGCCACATCTTTTATATCTTGTTCCAATAAATGGTATTGGTCACTTGTCATTTATAATTTCTCCACCTAACGCAGCGTAGCCTATTATATCAACCCAACTGTCGTCATGTTCTATCGTTTCTGCTAATCTAGCTAGTTTTACACCAACCATACAAGCCACAACTTCTTGTGCCGTAACGTCTCGATCTAATATAACAGACCATATCTTGGCTATTCTTTCATGATTAAATTTAGCAGGCCCATACTCTTTGGCTCTCGGACCGTTGATTAGTTTTTCTGCTTCATCTAAAAAATATTTTCTATCTTTTTTATTTTTTACAGTATCTTTTATTGGTATGCCAAAAGGTTTTTTGTCTGTAGTTTCAAGGACTTCACACATGTGATGAACATAACTATCCCAAAATGGTCTAGGATCTTTTTCGTCAGTTGCTTGTTGTAGATACCATTCTTTTTTCATAATTCAAATCCATACTGTCCAGATTTACATATTATATGTAACTCTTGCTTTGCTCGAGTTACACCCACATACCAAACTCTTCTCTCGGCATCTTGGTCTGGACTTTCCACACATGCCTTCGTTGAGTCTAGCAACAATGCTACATTATCTGCTTCTCCACCTTTTGCTCTATGGATTGTAGATACACGGATTCTAGGATCAGCCGAAAGAATTTTTTCGCCTCTCCTTCGTACAGAAACTATATATGCAGCAACTTGTTCAGATACTTTTAAGACGTTCTGCCATGTTACAAAGTTATTTGCTTCAAAGCCACATAATCTTTTTAAATCAGTTAATGTATATTCTTCATCTTCTGACAAAGAGTTCATAATTCTTCTGCCCGATCTTTGTATGTATTCGGGATCAATAAGTTTTGAAAATGGTTTTAATAAATCTCCAGGCACTGATGCTCCTCGTTGCAGTTTTATCCACACTTCTATCGACACCAATACATTGATAGATACAGACCACCCTTCGCCTTCTCTCCAAAATACATAACCTTCTTCTCTTAACTTTTGACAAACTTTATTAGCAATATAATTAGTTCTTGTAAGAACTAACCATTCGCCCTCTCGCATATCTATATCAAGAATATCATTATGCCATGTAACAAAACCTTTTTCATTCTTTGGTTTCCATTCTTTATCTTCTCGTTTCGTGATTTGCTCGGTCAATCCTTTTGCAAAAGCAAAGGGATGTTCGGGAACACGGTATGATTGATCCAATATTATTTTATCACTACTAGCATTAAGAAAGTTGTCAACATCAACACCCATCCAAGAATATATAGCTTGGTCATCATCTCCAGCGTAGAAAATGTTATTAGAATTATGAACTAATACGTCTTGAACCATCTGCCACTGCAACGGAGCCAAGTCTTGTGCCTCATCTATAATAAGTAAATCAAATTCGGGAGATGTCCCTTTCCATATAAACTTTTCTATCATATCAATAAAATCATACTTGCCTTTTGCTTCCTTGTAATCTTTGAAAGCCTTGTCCAACACTAGCAGTTGTTGTTTATTTAAACTTTGATCCCAACCTTTATGAAACTCTTCTTCAAGATCTACTTGCTTAACTCTCGCATACTGTATTAATGACATATACTTATCGCCACCCGCACCAATATTAAATAGTGCACCTTCTTCTAAGTTCACTGTTTGTGTGGTTCTAAAATCTAAACCCACAAGTTTACCTAATTCATTGTAATCACGACCCGACATTACTTCTGATGTGCTTAAGCCAAGCCAACTAAAAGCAAGAGAGTGTAAGGTTCTAAAATAAACCATGTCCTTCGGATCTAAATCCAAGACTCTTGAAGCTCTATCTCTTGCTTCTGTTGCGGCTTTTCTACTAAAAGACATGAATCCAATGTCTTGAGGTCTAACACCCTTAAGCAAATTTTCTTGCACTAACTTAATTAAAGCAGTTGTTTTACCTGTTCCAGGTGGTCCAAAAATTGTAGTCGGTGCAGTTGTGTATAATTTTGTCATTGTTCTCCACATATTCCTTTCGCATATATTTTGACTGCGTTAGGATACATTTTCCACGCAGATTCTACTACATAGTCCTCTATCAATCTTCTGTCTTCCATACACTCTTCATAAGATTTAAATATAACACCAGGGTTATAGAAATTGCATATTGACTTACCACCATTAATTCTAGGTGCTTCAACTAAAACAATACAAAATGCTATTATTACTTCCATTAGAACGGAACCTCCTCTTCTTCTATAGTAATTGGTTTAAGTTCTACTTCTCCACCAAATTCTGGTATCCACCAGACTCTCACAGATTTCCACTTGCCTTGAGAGTTCTGAAATTTTTTAACTAACGAACTGTCTCCGTTGTTAATCTCTTTCAATCTCTCTTGGACTTGTGCCCTTGTGTAGTTATCAAACTTTCTGTTTCTCAAGAACTCCATCAAGGCATCTAACTTAAAAAACGTTCTTGCATCTTCTACGTCTGTGTACGGTTTACCAATTACAACTTCTTCAAAACTTTGTGCTTGTACTCTGCCGGTGCAAAACAATTCTAGATAAGATAGAAACTGTCCCTTATATGTCAGTTCTTGTGGCACGGCTATCTCATTGCAGTTCTCAAGCAGGCCATTGACTTGTACTTCCCAATCTGCATCTCTCATCTTTGGTGGCATAAAGTTCAACTGCTCCATACATGCTCTCTGAAACAGCCTCGGTGCTTGTAATTCTTCTGTTGTTAACTCAAGTCTTCTGCCATCTATATCCAAGAACCAAAGTCTAGGCTCTGATAGAATCACAGATAGTCCACTGATAGCAGGCATTGATGTAGCACCAATACCATGTTTCAATCCACGACACACACTTTGATTACAATGTGATGACATGGGTTCTTCCTTACATAGATACTGATATTCTTTCTTCTCTAATGTAGACTGAACTGTTACTATCTCTGATGCTGGTAATGGTGGTGTAAAATGTTTTACATTTAACTGCTCCAACTGTGTCTTCCAATCATTCGGAGATGACTTTTGTAAATAAACTCCAAGTTGGAAAGCCGCCTTGTTTCTGCCACCTTCATATATACCCATGCTTAACAATGACTTAAGGCACGGAACATAACCAGGAAATAAGTTTGGTTTACCACCCACAGATAGTTCCATGAATTTTTTTGGATCACATTTTATTTTGTGTATGTGTTCTATAAACTGAGAAAGTGTTGCCTCTATATATTTTTTACCCGTCTTGATTACGGCATATCTTAAAGTCTGTTCAGAATCAAAGTATGGTAGGTTTATAAAATTGCCTACATCTCCTCGCTCCACCAACACCTGCTCTTGTTTTGGAAATATCTCACAGCGCCCATGTCCAAGTGCAGCTGCTATCTCGGCGGCTTTATCTCTGAAATCGGCAGCATCCATCCACTCTTTAAAGAAAAAGAATATGTGTGCACCCCCACTTTTACTACGGCACACGATACACGGGACTTTTAATTTTTCTAATTTATCCACCAAGGCATTATGATCTAAGGGATACTCATCAATATCTAATGCACCAAATTTACATTTGTTTTCTGCATTAATAGGTATAGAGCCGACACCTTTTCTGCCGTCTACATGTCCTTGCATAAGTTCTAATGTTAATGGATTTCTTACGATAAATGATTTGGCTTTTTGTTTGCCGTTCATTCTTTGATTTGAAACTTCCGTTTGTCCATGTGCTCCATC